CGACGAAGCACCGTCGCCCGCCGTCGGCTTTCATGCCAGCACCGTCCGCACTCGTTCAATAGCCACCGGGCACCCCGGCCTTCACTTCGCCGATGTGCCGGATCTGCGCCTCTCCCTCGCCCCAGAAGGCCGCCACGGCCCGCGTATCGCGGAACAGGGCATCGGCGAAGAGCTTCTCGGACGAGCGGCCCGTAGGCCATTCCACGGCCGTCAGGGAGCGCCTGAAGAGGGCCGGGTTGGCAGTCCAGAAGTTGCGGTGCTCAAGCCAGCGATGCCCGTTGAGGCGCTGGTGTGCGAACGATTCAACGGGCCAGCCGAGGATGCCACCGCGGTCGATCTCGCCCTGGTAGGCGGGCTGCCGCAGGAGCGCCAGTTGCGTCACGTCGGGCCGCGCCTCGAGGACGTCCACCAGGCGCGCGAGGTTGACGTCCTGCTCGTACAGGAAATCGTCCTCCGCGAGGAAGACATAGGGCCCGAGAGCACGGCTGGCGATGTAGCGCCACATGCGCGCCATGCCGGCGCTGTAGCCGTGGTTGCCGCCGCCGGCGACGTAGAAACCGTGCCGTCCCGCGATCTGCTCCAGGCCGAACGCCACGCGCGAATCCCAGTCCGAGTACAGCACCTTCTGCACGATGGGCCCCGAGACGTGCGCGGACAGCGACGCCAGGCTCCGCTCGAGGTAGCCGCGCCGCGCCGGCCAGCTCTCGGCCGTGCCGCCACTGTGGACGACGAGCGTGATGCCGCGCTCGGCAATGCGCTCGCGCTCGCGCTCCTGCGCGTTGTGCCTCTTGGCCCCGTCGCGTAGTTCCTCGAGCTTCGGCCACCAGTCCCGCCACGCCACCGATTCGGGCATCCGCGATCTGGCGGCGAGGCCGAGGAAGCGGCGGTCGTCCTTCCTGAGATTGCGGAGGTGGACACTCGCCTGGGCGGCATCAAGGTGTTCCTCGCCCGGCAGGTCGCCGACACCGTGGTCGCGAATGGCGGCGATCATGTAGCGCCGCCCGAGGAGGGCGTTGCGGACGTAGTCGGGACTTGCCGTCTCGCCCGGCTCGCCCTCGACGATCCGTTCAGGGGAACGGTCATGGCTCAGGTGGTAGATATCGCCCTCGACGCGTGCCCACGGATACAGGCCGCGCACCAGAGCCCCGAACGCCTGATCCTCCCAGCCCCATCCCCTGAAACGCTCGTCCATTCCGCCCATGTCGTCCCAGTGAACGCGCGGGATTGCGATACAGCACGACCACGAGATGCGAGTCGTGCGCTCGACGAGGACGTCCATGTCGCCGCTGTCGGCGGGATCGTCGCCGAACGTGTCGGGGCCCTTGACGACTTTCTCCGTCTCGCGGCGGTGAAGGCCCCGCCAGCGCCGGTGCGCCCACGTCACCTTGCCGGAGGCAGCCGACTCGATGGCGGCGCGTACCTGGCGCGTGGCGAGGAAGACGTCGGCGTCGATGACGACGCCCACGTCCCAGCGACCATCCGCATCGGCGAGGAGCGCCGCGCGGTTCACGGCCGCGGAGCGGTTGAAGGGTCCGTCGGTGTGCTCGCCCTCGTAGATGGGCACGTCGGGCAGGAGCGCCCGCCAGCGCGCCTTGCACCACGCCCAGAGGCTGTCGCGGTGACCGCCGTCGGAGCGTCGTGGGACGAGGAGCACGACCCTCATCCCACGACCGAGAAGTGCGGGTAGCCGACGACGGCCATCATCGGCTCGGGGTTGAGGCGGGCGAGCGCCTGCGTCCGCTGCTGGTCGGGCGTCTGGGTGGACGTCGACCCGAAGGACGCGCTGTAGTCGCCGATGCTCTCCGACTTGAGGCCGCCGCCGGTGGCGCCGCCACTCGAGGCGAGGTCGATCTGCACCAGCTCGACCTGGACCGCCTTGCGGATGGCCTCGTCGTCGATCGGCGTGTAGGTGAGGTCGATCCGGCCGTACCAGCGCGAGCGCGGGTTCGTGCCGGTGTTGAGCCGCTCGAGGACGTAGCCGTTGGCCCACAGCGTGTAGTCGTCGGCACTGAGCGTCGTCGTGGTCGTGCCGCGTGTCTCGGTCACGGTCCCGATGGTTGTCGCCGGCCGGGCGAGCGGCAGCCGCCCAACGCCGCCATCGACGCGTTGCGTGGCGCTGCCGGGCGGGCCGGCATACGCCACGATCGCGCTTTCGGCCGCGTCGAGCAGCACCTGCAGCGAGGCGTCGTCGAGGTCGGTCTCGACGAACGCCCTGAACTCGTCGGTCGTCAGGATCATGGCGGCTGGCTAGCTGCCGATGACGACGGCTTCGACCTTGCAGAAGGCGATCGGCCGGTAAACCGCGAGCGCGAGGCGCTCCTCGGCCCGGACGGCCACCTTGTTCTTGGTGAAGTAGTCCTCGTTCTCGGTGCTGATCGCGACCGAGATGCCGGAGCGTCGGAAGACCTGCGCCTGGTTGAACGCGCCGACAAGCAGCGTGTTCTCGAGGGCGTTGGTGGTCACGCGGACCTGGAGGCCCCACGGACGCGCCGCATTCGGGTCGAGCGTCGCCGGCCCGAGCAGGTAGTTACCGGTCGTGTCCTTGGATGCGCGGATGTTGAACCAGTCATTCGGATGGACGACCATCGCCGTCGGGTCCACGAAGGCGTTGGCCTGCACGAGCGTGATGGCATGCAGGATCGAGTCGATCGTGCTCTCGCCGTAGCCGGTGACAGTCTGGACGCCGGTCCGGTTGTAGAGCCCGAGGATGGTGATGCCGGTGCCCGCGCCGCGGAGCAGTTGCAGCTCCTCGCGCTGCTTGACCATGAACGCCAGTCGGCCGCGGATGTAGGACTCGAACGCCGGGACGTCCTCCATCATCTCGTCGGTGACGGGGATCCACGTCGCGATCTTGCGGACGTTGTCCTGCCGCAACGTGAAGTCGAGCGTCGACTCGGGCTTGAGGGAACCCTCGTCCGTCTCGGCGGCGGCGTTGGTGTACGTCGTCTCCTGGTAGTAGCTCACGACCTGCGCGTTCGTCGTGCCCGACAGCATGAGGTCGGCGACGGTGCGCTCCTCCTGGCCCGAGAGCACGACGCTGGGCGCGCGCTGCTCGAGGGGCGTCAGGTCGGCCGACGTCAGGAGCGTCTTGATGGCGAGTTCGCCGATCTCGCCCCGGAAGCCGCCGAAGTGCTTGATGCCGTAGGTCGAGAGGCCCGTCGTCATCAGCTCGCGGATGCTCTTGATGCCGTCCGACAGGATGTCCTCCTGTCCCTGCGGCTGGCCGTCCCGGGAAGAACCGAGGTCGGGCTCGACCTGGCGCGGCGCGGAGCGCATCGCCTTCAGGGCGTCGGCGTTGGCGCGCTCGGATTCGCGAAGGCCCTGGAGGTCGGCGACGCGGTCGTTGATCGGCGCGAGTTCGTCGTTCAGCGCCTTGATGGCCGCGCCCATCTCATCGCGCTTGGCTGGATCGGTGACCTTGTCCAGCTCGCGGAACATGTCCGCGAGGCGGGTGCGCTTTGTCGCGAGTTCCTCGCTCGCCGCGATGAGGTCTGCCTGGATCGACACTTGGGCTTCTCCTTCGACTTGTCTAGACCGGCACGCCGTAGAAGCGGGCCCGGATCAGTTCCAGTTCGATGTCCGTCGTCGCCTTGGCGCCCTCCTTCGGTGCATCGGCGTTCGAGAAGAGTTCGTCCATGTCGTCGGCGACGCTCCGCAGGGTGGCCGGGTGCGTGCCGAGACGGGTGCGCGTGGCGGCCGACAGGACGCGGCCCGCCTTCAGCATCCACTCGTCGGGCGCCTCGCCGAACGCGTCGCCGGCGGCGTCGAGATGGGCCATCAGAGCGGCCGACTTGACGAAGTGGACGATCGTGACCGGGTTCGCCGGAATGGGCGTCATGCTGAGTTCCACCCACGGCCAGCGGGTGATCTCGCCGCCCGCGCTCTTGGTGGCGAGGTGGCCCATCGCCCCCGAGCTGTAGCCGAGCGCGCCCTCGGCGATGAGCTGGTCGACGGCCTTGCGGTAGCGGGCGTTCCGACTGAGCTGGGCCTGCGCCCAGACGCCCTCGTCGCGGACCTCGTAGTCGACCTGGCGGCCGATCGTCTCGGACTTCAGGTCGTCGTCGAGGCCGTGGTCGTAGAGGACGGGCCGCCCTGCCTTGCCGAACCAGTCGAGGCAGAGGTCGGTCGCCTTGGTGAAGAACTCGCCGTCGAGGTCGCGGTCATCGGGCGAGCCCCACGGGATCGCAAGGCCCTCGACGGTGTCGGGTCCGACGAACTTCAGGGCCATGACGGCGGCGCTCTTCGTCGTCGCCTCGCAGTTCTTCGCCGCGGTGTGCGCGATGCGGAAGGCGCGGTCCTCGCTGTTGTGGGCGTCGAAGTCGTCGTTCCAGACCGTGCGGAAGACCGTCTGGCAGCGCTCGCTGTAGGCGTCGCGCACGGCGGCCGGCAGGTCCGCGTTGCTGGCATACGGCATGCAAAAAGCCTCCCGATCCGAGCTTTTTGGACGCAATCCGCTCGGCGAGAGGCCACATGCCACACCCCCGACTCGCCCGAAGGGCAACTGCGGAGGCTGAGTTATCCGTGCCGGACTCTACGCGATCGCGTCATCCTCACGCAAGGGTTTGGCCGACTTCCCGCGGTTGCACGCCTCGCATGCCGTCCGCAGGTTCGACAGGATGTCTGGCCCGCCCGCCGATCGCGGCACGATGTGATCGACTTCCAGTAGGGCGCCCTGCGTGACTCCGCGCCCGCAGTACGTACACCGGAAACCGTCACGGTTCAGCACATCGAAGCGAAGGCCGACGGCGACCTCGGTCCGGCGTTGTGCCGCCCGAATCCGGGCACCGTCCCAGCGTTCCTCGATCATGGAGATGAAGTCAGCGTCACTGAGTCGAGCACGGCGAACAGGGTCATCCTCGTGCGCCTCCCAGCGGGACTTTTTCGGCTTGGCGACCTTGACGGGCTCGATCGTGTCCACCAGCTTCAAGGGACGCGGCTGTCTCGACCAGACCAGTGCAGGGGTTTTGCATCGCCTGCAATAGATGCGAAGCGTCCCCGCATCGACGCGGCCGGAGTGAAGCCGGGTACCGCATGGGCAGCGGAGCGCTGGGAGGTCGGGCTCATCGGACCCGAACGGCGCCTTGCAGTGGCGACACCAGTAGGAAACCGCACCCACGAAATCAGCCGTGGTGGACGCGATAAACCTGTTGCACGTCGGACAGTGGACCAGCGTCCACTCGTCTTCCATCGGGCCCTCCAGAGGCTCGCGCCGGTCGGTGGAGCCTCTGGAGAAGTGACACCGACCGGCGACTAGAACATTATCGCGGTTAGGCGGCGTCCAGGTTGATCTGGACGCCGAGTCCGCCGTCGAAGCGGTGCCCTTCGAGGTGCCAGTTCAGGAACGGACTGAGGCTGTAGATCCGGCAGCCATAGCGCTCGACGAGCTGTGCCTTCACGCCCCGTGACTGCGCCTCAAGGGCGATGAGCCAGTCCTTGTTCTGGACGCCGTAGCCCATTGCCTGCTCAGCCTTGCCGTAACCGGCCATGTACGGCGAATCGTCCAACTGGCCGGCGTCATGGCCGACGACGATCAGCGTCTTCGCGCCCAGCAGCGCGCCGAAGTGCAGAGCCGAGGTGAGGGTCGACATCGAAACGACCAACGAGTCGTCGGATGTCGGCCAGTCCACGGTGGCGTCGAAGGCGCCGCTCCGGTTGGGGAGATGGTCGAACACGTAGAGATTCGGCAGCGCAAGGAGTGGCGTCGTGTCAAGGCTCGGGAACCCACGAGCCGGATCGCCATACGGCCAGCGCGACACGATGAGCGGAGTCGAGGGATGGTTCGCCGCCGCCATCATGAGCGACTCGCGATGCTCCTTGAGGACGATGGCCGTCGGAGTGATGCCCCACGCGCTGGCGACCTCGTTGACGGCGACAACCAGCTTGTCGGCGAAGTACGCCTTGTCGAAGTGATCCAGCGAGGCGCCGGCACCAAGCACGTAGACGTCGGCGCCCCGGTGGCGATTTGACCAGATGCGTATCGACTTCAAAGGTCGCCCTTGACGGACGCCCACGAATGCACCGCATCGAGCGGGGAGCGGTCGTAGAGGTACTGAGGCGCCCCGCGGTTGAGGCTCATCCAGTCGGGGAACGCTTCGAGGACGCGCAGGATGTCGTCGAGGCGGAAGTCCGGGTTCTCGGGCCAGAGCACGCCGAGGATTCGGCGCACCAGCTCGAGATCCTGCGGGAAGTCGACGGTGAGCCTGTGCGACTCGTAGAGGCTCGGCTCGATGGTGACCGTCGTCCGCGGGTAGCGCAGCGGCCGGCGGGCGAACCACGGCACGACATGCTCGCGCTCGTCGGAGTTGAGCGACTCGCGGTCGGCCTCCTCCATGGCGTCGGCCGTCCATGCCCAGCAGTTCATGCCGAGCGGGAAGCCGACGGATTCGGCGTAGGGGAACTCGTCCGACACGAGGTCGGCCACGGCATCGACGAGGGGCGCCTGGAGGAACGGATCGTCGGCGCCCGACAGCACCAGCACGTCGGCGTCCGTCTCACGGGCCACCTTCGCGTGGCGGGCGATGAGGTCCGATGTGGAGCCGCGCACGCACCGCATCTTCATGTCGCGGGCGAACGCGGCAATCGGATCGTCGCTGACGTCCTCGGTCGTGGCGATTACCACCTCGGCGCGGCTCTTGCGCAGGCGTTGCACCTGGTACCAGAGCATCGGGTGCGTCTCGCCGCCGACCTCGATGGGCGCCATGACCTTGTTTGGAAAGCGCGCACTCCGACTCCGGGCCGGAATGGAAAGCACCGCTTTCACAGGTCAGTCTCCGACGGCGCGTAGCGAAGGTCGAACGGCTCGCCCGTCTCCATCGACCCCAGCCGATACACCCAGATCGTCATGTCGTAGTCGGGGTGCGCGTCGGCGTACTCGCGCGGGACGCTGTACATCAGGTTCGCCGGCAGCTCGCCCGTCTCCAGCAGGCGCTCCGTCAGCCTCGCCACTTCCGGGCTGAACGTCGACACCCACTCGGTCCACATCGCTCTCCTCCCGCAACGTCGCCCAGCCCTTGCCACTCAACGTCTGAATCTGGCGGAAGTACGCGTCGTAGAGATCGGCCGCCACGGCGGTCGAGAAGTGAGCGATCGCGTATTCGCGGATTGCCACCCGGTCAAGACTGGGCGCGGCCCTTGCCGCGTCCACGTATTCCTGGAGCGTCCTGCACAGGAACCCGTTGACGCCCTCGACGATCTGGCCCTGCATCGCGCCGAAGTCCGTCGCAATCACGGGACAGCCCGTGAACATGGCCTCTACCCCTGTGCCTCCCCACGGCTCGCAGTAGAGCGTGGGCATCCACACGGCCGTTGCGGCGCCCATGATCCGCGCCCTGTCGGCGGGGCCCACGGGCCCGAGGTGGCGGATGTGGCCGCCCTCGACGCTGCTGTCCACGCCGCGGAACGTGTTGCCGGTGTGTTCCAGAAGGTCGGGCCCGATCATCACCAATGGCACGGCCAGTGCCGCGGTCGCTTGCACGGCGATCTGTAGTCCCTTTCGACCGATGAACCGCGACGCGTAGAGGTGATAGCCGCCGTCGCCCGGGCCGAGCGGCAGTTCGTCGGGGTCGTAGCTGTTGGGAATTACCCGGTCGAATGCGCGAAAATCAGACCCGTCGCGGCCGGCGAGGTACGTCTCCCACGCTCTCGACTCGAACACCCTGAACGGCGCGAAGACGCCTGAGTAGCCGATGCCCGTCTCGACGATGTAGAGGCCCATGTCGGCGAGCGCCATCGCGATCGGCTGGTGCGCCTGGCCCATCGTCAGGCCAAGGATGTCGCCCTTCGTGGCGCGCTTGCGGATCTCGGCGGCAGCCCTGCCGTTGAACGTGCGCCACGGGTCCAGGCTGGTGTCGTAGTTGTTCCAGACCTCGAGGTGCGGGCTGAAGCCCGGGAACCAGCGCTCACGCTCCTCGGCCGACACGAGCGGCACGAACTGCGCCACGTCCGATTCGTTGCGGCTGCCGCCGTATAAGACGACGCGGTAGCCCTTGCCCGTGAGCATCGTGCCGAGCCGGCGCGTCTTGGCGCTGTAGGCGTCGGGCGTCCAGGCCAGCGTCGTCTCTGAGTGCGGGCCCGGGCCGACGAGGTGGACCGTCGGCTTCACAGGACGCCCGGGTTCTGGTGGCTGACGGCCGCGTTGCGAGGCTGGTAGGTGACCGGCGGCACATACTCGGTCAGCGTCTGGGTGAAGGTGAGGTACGTGTCGCCGGTGGCGGCCGCGCTGCCGGCGTAGTACGTCGTGACGGTCTGGGAGGCACCCATCGCGGCCTGGCCGAAGTCGTCGACATAGAGCCGGATGCGGAGGCGCTGGCCGTTCGTCACGGCTAGATCGTCACCGCTCACAAGGAAGGACTGCGCCGCCTCGGTCGTGCCCAGCTCGGTCGGAAACGTCCCGGCAGCCCAGACCGTCGGACTGGTTCCGTCACCAGCCACCCGCGCGATCTCTGCCCGTACTGCGGCATTGGCAAGGGCGTTGCTCTCAAGTCCCCGGATGTTGCAGCGCACTGCGCCGCCGAGCGTGAAGGCCGTGAGCGGGCGCGTGAACCAGTCGACGACGGTGCCGCCCGCCGTGTCGGTGACCTGGATGGGCGCTGTCCAGCCCGCGACGGTGTTGGTGTCGTCGGTCTGGACGCCCGCGCCGCGGCTCGTCCACGCCTCGCGGTTCGTGGTGTAAGGCAGCCCGCTGGTGATCGTTCCCGCGTAGAAATCGTCGATGCGCCCTGCCTGACTGAGATTGTTGTTGACGCCGAGTCCGACCTTTCCGGCGCTTGGATATGTCGTGTCGGTCACGGACCCGATCAGCGTCCAGGCACCGCCGGATGGCTGATACCACGACTCGATGGTGCTGCCATGGCAGCGGATGCCGAGCTTCATTCCGGCAGCGGGAGTGATGGAGAAGGGTGCTGGCCCGAGCGCCGAACCGCTTCCGTTGGTAATAAGCCTGAGTTCAATGTCGCCGCTCGTGTTCAGTCGGGCGACGTAACCGTCATGTGTCCCGCTGCCACCCTCCTGCTGAACGCGAGCGTAGACGTCGTATGCCTGCTGGTTGTTCGTGACGACGGCCAGCGTCGCATACGCCTCTACGTCGGGCCCGAAGTTGCCCGGCGTCCAATAGGACGCCCTCAAGAGAGCGGCGGTGTCGTTGGGGCCAGCCACTGCGTTGCCGACCCGTCGGAGGCTCGCCGCATCGGCGCTGTTCAGCTTGGCCCAGTGGCCACCCTCAGAGAGGGGGTCTTCATCCGATCCGGTGAAGTCCGAGAGCAGGGTGGCGTAAGCAGAGAACGACGGAGCTGGGAGGATGGCCGTGTCGGTCGGGAAGACCTGCGTCCCGGCGGGCTCACTGACGAAGGTGAGGTTCTCGGTGAGGGTGAGGTAGGAGTCGCCCGAGGCGGCGGCGGTCGGGCCGTCTACGAAGAAGGTGAACGTGAAGCCCGACCCCATCGTGCCCGCGTCGTCGCCAAAGACACGCACCCGGAGGCGGTCGCCGCGCTTGCAGGCCACGCCCGCAGCGGGTGTCTCTGCGAAGTTGGCGGCTGTCTCGCCCGTGCTGAGTTCGGTGATCCGCGCCGTCTGGTCGATGAGCGTGATGGCGCCTGTCGCGCCGTCGATGACTTCGAGCCGCCCGTTGATGGCGGTGTTGGCGTTGTTGGCCGACTCAGACGCCCGCAGGTTCCATGTCACCGATCCGCTGATCGTGACGTCGGCATCGAGCGGCGGCGAATACCAGACGATCGGAAGCGACGAGGCGACACTCTCGACCCCGTTTGTCGGCCCGGCCACGGTGTTGGCGAGATGGCCGTTCGACACTGCTCCGCGCGTCAGGCTAAGCAGCCGAGACTGCCACCCGCTGGCGGTGCCGTCGAGTTTCGCATCGTTGTTGCCGGTGCCGTAGTCGGAGACGGCAACCCGGAAGAACAGTTGCGTCGCCATCGCCCTAGACCCGCGTGAACGCGATCATCACGCCGATGAGGCTGGCGTCCACGGCCAGCGTGTCGCCCGAGTCACTCGGCAACCTATTCACCCGGAACTGGATGTAGTCGCCCGCCGCGGGTGCGCCGGTGACCGCGATGCCGGTCGTGGCCGCGCTGATCTGGAGCTGGAGCGCCGTCGCGGTGTGGGCGTCGTTCACGCCGGTCGCCGTCGAGTACGCCTGGTCGAGCGTCTCGCTGTCGCCCCACGCCCGCGCCGCGAGCTGCCACGTCACGCCGTTCGTCGATGTGCCCGAGGCGGTCCAGTAGAACTGCGCCGTGATGACGCCCGCGTCCCAGTCGGACGGCATCGCCAGGCCGCCCTCTGCGTTCTCCTGGTTGGTGGCGTCGAAGTCCAACGCGTAGTAGTTCACCTTGTTCGTTGCCGACTCGTACTTGGTGTTGGCCGAGGCGCCCGACGTCGTCGAGGGCCACATCCCGGCCGCGGTCAGGAAGATCTGGCCGGCTGGCTTCGTGCCCGTCACGCCGGTCGCGCCTGCGGCTCCGGTCACGCCCGCGCCGGTGACACCCACAGGCCCCGTCAGGCCGTTCGTGCCCGCTGTCCCGGTGAGCCCCTGGATTCCTTGCGAGCCCTGCGTTCCGGTCGGGCCGGTGATGCCGTTGGTGCCTGCCGTCCCGGTCACCCCGGCGACGCCCTGAACGCCCTGCGTCCCCGTCAGTCCCTGCACCCCGGTCAGCCCCGAGCCGGTGAGGCCCGTCGTCCCGGTCAGCCCCTGGACGCCTTGAATGCCCTGCGTGCCCGTGGGCCCGGTGATGCCGTTCGTTCCGGCCGTACCTGTGGCACCCGTCAGCCCGTCGGTGCCGCCGGGCGCGAAGGAGATCGTCGTGTTGCCGGCCGTCGTGGTGAGCGCGTTGCCCGAGCTGACGTAGGTCACGCCGAGCTTGCGGTAGCCGGTGGCGGTGGTGACGGTCTGGAGGCTGAACACCACCCAGGCCGTGAGGTCGGTGGCGTCGAAGAAGCGGACGGTGCCCTTGTTGACGGCGGCCACGTCGTCGAGCGCGTCGAGGAGCGTCGTCAGGACGTTGCCGTTGTAGTCGACGAGGTCGATGAAGACCTGCGTGACGTTGGCGTAGGTGGCGTTGTTGAAGCGCATGTTGCCCGAGCCCGGATCGGCATCGGTCGTCGTGGTGCTGAACGTGTAGCGGAACGAGTTGCCGCCGGCGGTGCCGATCGGCCCCGTCGCGCCCGTGGGCCCGGCGACGCCGGTCGTACCGACTCCGGTGACGCCCGCCACGCCGGTCAGGCCCTGGATTCCCTGCGTTCCCTGCGTCCCGGTGATGCCTACGGGCCCCGTGAGGCCCTGCACCCCTTGCGTGCCCTGCGTTCCTGTCGCCCCGACGGTGCCCGCGGTTCCCTGCGGACCTGTTGCGCCGGTGACGCCTGCCCCGACGGGCCCGGTGATGCCATTCGTCCCGGCGGTGCCCGTGAGGCCCTGGATGCCCTGCGTCCCTTGCGTGCCCGTGAGGCCCTGTACCCCTTGGGTGCCCTGCGGGCCGGTCAGCCCGTTGACGCCCGCGGTTCCCGTGAGCCCTTGGACGCCCTGCGTCCCTTGGGTACCGGTCAGCCCCTGGATACCCGCCGTGCCTTGCGTCCCTGTTGCGCCGGTCACGCCGTTGACGCCTGCCGTTCCCGTCAGCCCTTGGACGCCCTGCGTTCCCTGCGGGCCCGTGACGCCGTTGATTCCGGCGGTTCCCGTGACGCCAGCGACGCCCTGAATGCCCTGCGTCCCGGTCAGTCCCTGGATGCCCTGGCTGCCTTGGGTTCCCGTCAGCCCCTGCACGCCCTGGATGCCCTGTAGGCCCGTAGAACCGACGGAGCCAGCCGTTCCCTGCGGACCCGTCGCTCCAGTCACCCCGGCCGTTCCGGCGGTCCCTGCGGTGCCCTGTGGCCCCGTGGGCCCGGGCGCGCCTGTCAGCCCCGCGCCGGTCAGCCCGACCGCGCCGGTGAGTCCTTGGATGCCCTGTGTGCCGGTTGCTCCCGAGGCGCCACCGCCCGGGCCCGTCGGGCCGGGAGCGCCCGTGACACCGGCGCCGGTTGCGCCCGTCTGGCCGATCGCGCCCGCCGTGCCCTGCGGTCCCGTTGCGCCCGTCGGCCCCGGAGCGCCCGTGTTGCCGCCGCCCGGGCCGGTCGCTCCCGCCGGCCCCGTTGCGCCGGTCAGTCCCTGCGCACCCGTTGAGCCCGCGCCCGAGCCGCCGCCGTTGCTACCACCGCCACCGCCGCCCGGGCCCATCGGTCCCGTGTAGCCGCGCGGACCCTGCGGGCCGGGGCCGCCCCGTCCGTCCTGCCCCTTCAGACCGCGAGGGCCGGTCGCGCCCGTTTCGCCGGCGCCGGTGAGGCCCCTGACGCCGGTCTGGCCTTGACGGCCGATGGGTCCGATGAAGCCGCGCGGGCCGACTGGCCCGGTGTCGCCGGTCGGGCCCGGGTCGCCGGTGGGGCCCGGGTCGCCCTGCTCGCCGCGTGGGCCCGTCTCGGCCTGCGGACCCGTCGGGCCCGTCTCGCCGGTCGGCCCCTGGAGCGTCAGCCCGACGGCGAGGAGGCCGGCGGCGACGCCCTGCGCGATGTCGGTCGCATCGCTCACGCCGATTCCTCGACCGACACCCCTTCAGCGGTCTTGACGATGGTGAAGCCGGAGCGTCGCGCCTCGGGCGCCGTGACGAGGACGGGCTCGCGCTCGGCGAGTCGGCCGATGGCGAAGCCCTGCTGGCGCATCGCCTCGGCCAGGTCGGCGAGAACCGATTTCAGCTCGTCGGCGGTCGGCTCTTCGACGTTGGACGCCTTGGTGGCCTCGGCGACCACCTCGCGCTTGCAGCCGCGACACCACAGCTCGTAGGGCGGCGTCGCCTTCTTGGCGACCAGGCGGTGACACGATGGGCAGTGGACGGCAGCGCTCTTGATGACGGTGAGTTGCGGCGGGCCCGCCAGCACATCGGCCGGAGGCGGTGGCGCGGCGGCTTCGGGCGGCGCCTCGGGCTGGACGAGGTTGCCGTCCTCGTCGATCTCTTCGGCGGTGTAGTTGGCGGCGGGCGTCCAGCGGACGTTGACGGGGTAGGGGTTGCGGTTCTCGATCTCGCGCCACTCGTTGACGGTGATCGCCTCGTGCTCGAGCTGGACCGCAAGGGCCTTGCTGCGTGCCTCGGCGTCGCCCCGGAGCAGGCCGTCGACGAGAAACTCCACGAAGATGTCGGGTTGGTCGGCGAGGAAGAACGACTTGATTGACTGCTCCAAACGGACGAGCCACGGCCGCAGGGTGTGGACGACGAAGTCGATGCTCTGGTGCTCGATGTTGCTGAACGTCGCGTGGTCGAGGACGCCGACCATGTGCGGCGGCATCCGGTAGATCGAGCAGACGTCCTCGCGCTGGAGCTTGCGCGTCTCGATGTACTGGGCATCCTCGGGCGGCACGCCGACCTCGTGGAGCTTCATGCCTTCTTCCATCACGATCGTCTTGCCGGCGTTGCCCGTGCCACGGAGCTGGTCCATCTGCGTCGCCAGGCGTTCGATGGCGCCCGCCGACAGCGTGGCTGGGTGCTCGAGGACGGCGGCCGGGCGGGCGTTATTCCGATAGAACGACGAGCCGAAGTCGCGCGTGGCGAGCATCTCGCCGAGGCTCTCGCGGTGTGCCTGGATGGGGGAGAGGCCGACGAGGCCGTTGGTCGACAGGCCCGGGATGTGCCAGATCCGCTTGGCGTCGAGGCGCTTCTTCTGGCCGTCGTCGGCGAGGTAGTCGAAGACCTTGTGCCCTGCCTCCCAGCCGACCTCCATGCGGTGCGGCGGCAGCGGCCAGACCTCGGTCCCGAAGCCCGTCTCGGTGATCTCGTTGTAGCCGTTGCCCCACGTCGTGAGGTGCGTCATCAGCGTCTCGCGCCAGCCGAACGACGTCATGGCCGGGTTGGGCGCGTCGTGGAAGAGGCTGTAGTAGGGGTTGTCGGTGGCGCGCTCCTTGCCGCCTTCCGGCGTGCGGCGATACGTGATGAGCGGCAGGCTCGCGATCGACTCGGCGATGACGCGGACGCAGGCGTAGACGATCGGCAGCGCCAGCGCGGACTGCTCGTCGATGGTCGTGCCGGCGCGTGTCGGCACCCAGCCGAGGAGCTGGTTCCACCACGGCGCGACGAGGAACGTGCCGTCGGAGGAGATGCTGCTGACGGTCGCCTTGGTGGCGCGTGGCGCGAGCCTTGCGAGGAGTGTCACGGCGTCCGCCTTCCGAGCCAGATGAGGGCCGCGCCGGCGACGACGACGGCGAACTGCCACGCGATGAGGCCCAAGCCGAGGGCGACGAGGAGCAGGCCCGCGAGAACCGTCGCGCCCTGGAGGTCGGCGTGGGTGAGGTTCATCAGACGATTACCGCGCCGCGCTCGAGGTACACGCTGGTCGTGACCGGCTGCGAGGCGTGCCATGTCGCGCGGTCGTAGGCACCCACAGCGCAGATCCCGAGGTCGATCGAGCGCGGCGAGCCGCGGTGCTCCTTTACCGGGCGCGGCCCGAGGCGGTCGACCTTGAGCACCATGTTCGAGACGTGGCGCACGAGGCGCGGGTCGCCGTCGTGGTGGAGCGTGCCGCCGGTGACCGCGTCGTAGAACTTCGCCCAGGCGGGCACCATGACCGATGGCGAGGAGGTCGTGTACTTGACGACCGGCAGCCCCGCCGCCTCCCACTCCTCCATCTCCTTCGCCCAGCGGAACGGGTCGCAGGCGAGCTCGATCACCTTGCGATCGCGGCAGACGGCGCGTACCACGGCGTCGACCTCGGAGATCGGCACCCGCCACGACGGATCGTCGAGCGGGCGCTCCCAGCAGGCCACTGTCTCCATGTAGCCGTCGGGGGTGCAGGCGAGGAGCGCGGTGCAGTCGTGGTTGAAGGAGCCGTCGAAGAACAGCACGACGGGCTCGTCGTCGGGAACATGGCGCGGCTCGGCCAGCGCCTCGAAGCGGCCCGACGGCAGCGCGGCGACGGCGCTCGCGACCCAGCAGTTGAGACGCTTGATGCGGAACTCGGATTCGCTGAAGCCGCCCGTCGTCGCCTTCCTGGCCGACGCCACGAGTTCGGTCGCGTCGAGAATGTCGCCGAGGCCCGGGTTGGCGGCCTTGTGCGCCGTCGGGTCGAGGACGGGCGCGTCGTCGTCGGCCGCCCACCACGCCATGAAGAACGTCGGGTCGAGGATCTCGCCCGATGCGACGCGGCTGCCGTACTGCCAGAGGCGGTAGGCGATGCTCTCCTGGCCGGTCGTGTCGGTCCGCACACCGGCCGTGGTCACGATCAGCATCAGCGGGTCACGCCTCGCGCCCATCGCGAGCGCCATGACGTCGTACAGCTCGCGGTTGGGCCAGGCGTGGAGCTCGTCGGCCAGCACGAGGGTCGGGCTGAGGCCCTCCTTCGTGTACGCCTCGGACGAGAGGGCGCGGTAGACGCTGCCCGATTGCGGATCCTCGATGGCGTCGCGGTAGGTCCGCAACCGCTCGGCAAGCTCGGGCACCAGCTCGACCGTGCGCTTGGCGGCCCCGAAGACGAGCTTCGCCTGGTCGCGGTCGGCGGCGCACGAGTAGACCTCCGCGCCCGCGCCGTCGAGCAGGAGTCCATACAGCGCGATCGGTGCCACGAGGCCGGTCTTGCCGTTCTTGCGCGCCATGCCCCAGATGGCCGTGCGGTGCAACCGGCGGCCGGTCGCGGGGTCGCGGGCGAAGGTCGCCTTGACGAGCCGCTCTTGCCACGGCCGCAGTCCGAGCGGCTCGCCGGCCGGCCCGGCGATGCTGTCCTTGGTGATCCGGCCGTACGCCTCGATGAAGGCCAGCACGTCGTCGCCGTCGCCCTTGCGGATCGCGCTGCCGTCCACGGGCGTCACGATCCTTGGCGGCCAATGCGCTTCGCGGCGAGCTGCTCGAGGGTGCTCTGCGCCTTCACCTCGGCCACGCCGAGTCGGCTGCGGTCGCTTGGCGTCAGGCCGAGGAGCGACAGCCACTTCGTGATCTGCGTCTCGACCGTCGCCACGGCTCCGACGGCCGGGTTCAGGTAGGCGTAGCCCTTGTCGGTGTACAGGACGTGGCCCTGGCTCGCCACCTCGGCCAGCAGCAGCGACCGCCGGTCGAGCGCCTCGCAGTACAGCCGCAGGTTGCGCAGGTCCGACGGGCCGATCCAGCGGCAGTTCGCCAGGACGTGGCGCCACTCGCCCGCTCCCTCGTCGCCGAGCGTCTCCGGCGGGTCGAGATTGAGCGGCACCGCCGACAGGGCGATCAACCCCCCCTGCAGTGGACGCTTGCCGGGGTTGCCGAGCCTTCGCTTCAGCTCGACTGGCTTGGCGGGAGGAGCCATCAGAGTCCACGGGGGTCGAAGTGCGGCGACGTGCGCTTGCC